CTCAAGACCTTCTAAGATGGTAATAAATCCACTGTCCATCAAAGCATGCTGATGGAAGTCAATCGCTAGTTTAGGATTTTTCCAACCGGCTGCACGGCCAATCCAGCGCCATACTCGACTATCCTGCTTTTCGATTGGCACCCAATACTTAGCGCGATGCGTGGCATAGTCAAAGCCTAATTCCATCTTAGTGACTGGAGTCGTAACTTCGTTCTTTACTAACCATCGACAAAAGTCGTTTTCTAAAGAGTGGGTTGTAAGAATATCTACATTCTCACAGATTTCTTTTAGATTCGCATTACGTGTAATTGATGCCATTTTATGGTCGTGATTGATAAGCGCCTTACGCACTGTAATCTCTTTAACCATTCTCAAGAATGCTGAGGTTGTCTCATCATCCATTGAAGTAGCAGGCACCGAGTGAAACACCACTAAATCGTAATCTGCGTTGATTTCGTTAGCGATTTGATACCACGAATCTTTACTTTTAAATTCTACTCGATCAAACAAGATGCCTTTACCGCGTGGCCACTTCTTTGTCATTTCAGCGTAGATAGTACCGCCAGCTCCGCGTTGGAGTTGTACCGCAGCCATGGTTACTCCACAGCCCTCAATACCACGTCCCAGAATATGCGCAATACGTGTCATGTTATTCCTTATATAAATGGATTTGTTGATTTTACTTTTACCTTCTTTGTGATAGTATCGGCTGGACGCTCTTTGGTTTTCACCATTTGCTCATAGCCGCAATACCACTCTAAGGCATGTAACTGATCGACCAACCACTCCTTTGTTAGAGGAGATGGAAGGTACGTCAAGTTATACGAATGTGTCGCAAAGAATTTTCTACTGAATACTCCAAGGAGTTCGTCAAGCGACATTTGCTGATACTGGTCGTTCATCGTCTGGTGGACTCCATGTAGTAATAACACCATCGTTATACATTGTATGGTCTAACATCTTGACCATTATGGCGTTACGTAGTGCTTCATCTTCTGTTAGGCCGTTGTCAGTGTAACACTTGACGACAGTCGACCATAAGACACCGTATTTATCTAAATATTTGTTAGCTTTAGCAGGACCTATACCGTAAACGCCTGGCACACCGTCACACATATCACCAGTCATAGACTGTTGGTAATGGAAGCGCTTAGCATCTTCAGGACTAATGTCCATTAAGATGTGTTTACGATTCTTTTTGACGTGTAACATTTTGCCAGGAACGCATTGGAGATCCTTGTCCATTGACACATGAATGATTTCACCTGGATGGCGAGTTGCTAGAATACCTAGCACATCGTCAGCTTCAAGTTTCTCCATCACAAGCGTTGGATAGGATTCAATAACCCATTCACGAAGTGGTTTGAGTAACACAGGCCGCTCAGAGTCTTTGCGGCTAAGTTTATAATCAGGCCAAATATCCTTGCGGAAGTTTTGGTGATGAGATAAACATAACACAAACTCTTTAACGCCTGTATAATTTTGATATTCGCGTATCACATTCCTCACTATTGCTTTGGCTTTATTGATATCTGCTTCAATAGAAACGTTCTCAGTATCCCATACAATCTTTTCTTGGGCTCCTAAGCTCGCTTGATAGAGAATGATATCAGCGTCAATTGCTAAACGCATTTTGCGTCCTTTCGATTTGAAGTTCGTCCAAGATAAAAGCCCAATGGTGCTGTAAATGCCATCGTATCTTTGACGCCATTCGTATACCACTTTTTGCCAGTATGTGCTCTGCCACCGTTGCCCATTTGAGTGCCATGGGTTTGAATAGAGGCCTTACCTGCTGACGATCGAATAGAGGCTAAATGTCCAGATTCAACATTACGTTTTCCTTGGACACTTCCTGTTATCTTTCCTCCTGCTATTTGAGATTTCTTTCGATTCTCGCTATTAGTAGAAGTATTGATAAGGATATTAGCTGGCATTTCGCGTACTAACTCAATTAACAAATCTTCGCACTCTTCAGCGCTCTTCTTTGTAGAGTGAGTATCCACAATCTGAATCGAATAGCCATTAGTAGCCATTTCTTTCCATCTGGTATCACGTTTCCATTTATCGTAAGGACGTGTTACAGAGCCTGAGCCGACGTAAAAGATTTTATTATCACTATTACGCCGATGGATGTAGGTCACTTTCAATGTAAATCCCTTCTCATACCGTCAGTTTCTGTTTCAAGTTGCTGAGCGATGTAACGAAGAGTTGCGATCAAATTGACCGTTTCTTCGCGATATTGTGGGTCTAAGCCACTGTCATTCTTGTTTCGACGGTAATCAAGATACTCTTCAAATACCATTTCAAGTTTCTGAGCGACAGGCGCAACTTCTTGACCATCAACAGATAAATCTACAACTAACTCACCATTCTCAATAAACGGCATAATGTGAATGTGTTTAATTTCCATGTAATTCTCCTATTAATGGCAATCTGCCCAATTCTGTCCAACTTTAGCTTCAGCATCGACGCGGCAGCGCATACCTAATCTTGCACCTGCTTCTTGAGCAGAGGCTTCCATCAAATACGCAAAGTCTTTTGCGATGTCATCTTTTGCGATCGCTTGGATTTCGTCATGGATATGTCCAGCAAACCAAAAGTCATCATTATACTTCCAACCTTTGGCTTCAGCCATTTCACGAGCAACGTTTAGCCATTCTTTAGCGACTACGGCACCAGCACCTTGTAAAAGAGTGTTTAGTGCAGCAAATGCTTTACGAACAGGGATGGTTGCGCCATGTAATAGTTTAATATTGCCACGACCTTCAGCCGCTTTCTTGACATCGTTAGTGAATTTTTCAATCGCAGGAAAGTTCTCGTAAAACTTCTTACGAATTGCTTTACCTTCTTTTGTAGCACCACCAACAATCATGCCGAGCTTAGCGTCACCTGCGCCATAAATCATAGCGTAGATAAGAGTCTTTGCTTGGTCACGAGCGAGCTTCTGTGCTTTTACAGATGAATCGTATACTTGACCTTCAGGTAATGGAGGATGGAATCCTGCCGCTACAGCGTTGGCCCAGTGAATGTCACCACCTAAGATAATGTTAGTATATTCACCATTGTCATATGCACCTAGGTAATGTGCAAAGCATCGTAATTCGATAGCGTTTAAGTCAGTGCCAATCTGTTTGTAGCCCTTTGGAGCATGAAACAGTGCACGACATTCAAGCCCAAATTCTTTACGAGCGCCTGGCACTTGAGCCATGTTTGGCGTTGAGTGCGAGCAGCGAGTAGTTGCAGCACCAATCGTATTGATACGACCGTGCATACGTCCATCTTTACCGACCATAGTCAACCAAGCGTTTTTGCCTTCACCGACCATTCCAATAATCTTATCGATTACGAAATATCGTTTAAGTTCTTTTGCTTCAGGATAGTCTAATTCTTCTAGAACATCCGCGTTAATTTCAGGTTTGCCTGATGGTGTAAATGCTTTTGGTGTCCAATCATATTTCTTTTTAAACCAATAAGCGATATGATCGCGCGAGCCTGGATTAAATTCAATCACAGTTGGCTTTAATGGTTTACCAGTCTTTTCAGAGACACGTTCAATGGTGCGAGTTGGGAAGAGTGTAATCAATTCTTGACGAATTTCTTCACGCTCTGCTGACAACCTTGCATACATCGCTTGTGCCGCTTTGAGATCGAATGGAAAACCTGAATCTGACATATCGATGGTGTTAAACCAAAAGTCAGTTTCAAGTTGTAAAGCGCGCTCACTAAGGTTTAAACCTTTGAGGTATTTGTAAATCGTAACGTTTGTTGAAACGTCTTGAATACAATACTTTAGCATGTCTTCCGTAAACTCTTCAAAATCTACAGGCTTACTCGCTTTATGATTTCCAAGGCGTTCGCCCCAAGATTCAAGTGAGTAGCTGCCATAATTCTTTTGAGAGAGCTTAGGATAACGCTTAGCCACGTCCATTTGATAAATATCAGGATTACTGAGCTTTACCGCAAGGAGAGTGTCAAATGCATTTATATTTTCTTTTAACTTTCCAGGAAAAATCTTCCGAAGTGCTGGAATATCATAGCCAATAATATTATGGCCTGACAGCTCTTCAGCTTCATTTAACATTGGAATAGCTTTTGCGATAATTTCGTCATGTCCAACAAATGAAAATACTTCATCTGTTTCAACATTCTGTATCACGATACAATGGACCTTTGATACGGTGTCCAACAGTCCGTTACTTTCTATATCGAATAATAATTTCATTCGTTCCTATCTGTCTTTGTAGGGTGAAAATATGTAATCAAATCAATCACTTATGTGATAGTTGAGATTGTCTGAGACCGCGACTCTCACGAGTGGCGGTTTCGCCTATTTAAGGCTCATCAGTCAGACTGATTATTTCTTTGCAGCAGGCGCAGCAGGTGCAGCATTAGCAGGTGTCGCTTGCTTTACAGCCTTGACTTCTTTCTTTTTATCAGCTTTAACGATCGCAGGCTCTAAAGCCATTGCGTTAATTGAGAAAAGACTTACTACCGCAGTAACGATAAAAGCATTCATGTTTAATACTCCTAGTTAGATACAAAGAAATGTTTATAAGAAGTAACTACACTTTATACTAAGCCAAATTGTATCGTATATGATACATTATGTAGCTTAGTGATTCATTTATGATACTTTATACTAAGCCAAATTGCTTAGCAATCTTGTTGCGCGCAGTCTTACTTAGTTTGGCTGCTTCATCGCGCGTACCGAAAGGCAATGCATAACCTTCGGCAAGTGTTACAATCTCATGACCACGTTTGCGCAAGGCAGATACAGTGGCTGATACGTTTTTAACTTTATACTTCTTTGCAATAAATGCAGACGTTGCTACGCCTTTTTCTTTGATTGCGCGGATTACGAAGTAGCTGTTTGTGCTCATCTTAAAATTCTCCAAAAGAGTTGTTATTAGAAGTTACTTGTATAAATGTCTCAGTTAAACGTCCAGTGTCACGATTAAAGTAGAGCTTACCGGCTTCGCCAGTTTCACCACTAAATCGATTCTTTAGAACGCGTATTTGAGTTTCATTAGGATTATCACCTTGCTGATTACGCTCCAATCCGATAACAATATCAGAAAGTTGAGCGATAGCATGGCTACCACGAAGTTGCGATAGAGACGTATGGGCACCTTCTTCATGGCCTTTGCCATCAGGTCGTTTTAAATGCGACACTAATAACATACCACAACCGGTTTCTTCTACGAATGTACGCAACATTGTCATTGCTTGGTCGATAAGTCTTCGCTCATCTACGCCTTCCAATCCAGATACTAGAATGGATAGGTGATCAAGAATAACCCAATTACAGCCTAAACCTTTTACCATGTAACGGAGTTTA